ACAAACTCCTTTTTAAAATTGAAAATGGAAAATTGTGGTCGGGTAGCAAAATAGAAAAGTAAAAAACATAATTATGCCCGACCGTAAAATTGTTATTATTTGTACCAATCTGTAGCGGCGGATATTATCCGCAGGCAAGTAACGGCACAGATTATATGTTAAAACGAACTTTATAAATTTTGCAAAATGATTGCTATACAGTAGCGGCGAACCGTATTCGCCGCTACAAATGAATACACATTTTTGATAAAATCAAAAGTTATGTGAATAAACAAAAAATTTCATCAAGCGGGCGGATAATATCCGCCCCTACGGGTTATACGCAACTTTTATTGAATTGGACAAACATAGTTTTTTGAAAATTATTTCCACAAATTAAGCTCAAAAGTGTGGAGAAAAAATTATTTTTAAAAATATTTTTTGAAAATTGCATTAAAATATGCATTTTTTTGAGATTTCGGGGGTATAAGTGAGGGGCGTTAATAAAGCCTCTCGGAAAACGGAGGTGACGAGATATCAGAAAATTGACAGGTAGGGAAAAGAAGTTTTGCAGTTTATTTCTCGGTTCGGGAAATTCCGCGCTTGCCGCAGAAAAGGCAGGCTACACGGGGGATTGTGAGCAGAAAGGGGAAGAGCTTATCTGCCGTCCCGAAATTTCAGCCGAGCTTGAACGGCTGTCACGGCTAAGGGAAAAATCCCTTGCCAACATGGCGGCGGCAGGGTATCAGCGGTTGGCTTTCGGGAGCATTTGCGACGCAATTTCTTTGCTTTACAAAAGCGATCCGAGCAAGGAGGACCTTGAGGGAATGGATTTGTTCCTTGTGTCGGAGATTAAAAGACCGAAGGACGGTTCAATGGAAATCAAGTTTTTTGACAGGCTAAAGGCACTTGAAAAACTCGGTGCCGGCGGAGAGCATGAAACAGGCGCAAAACAGCTTTTTGACGCCATTTCAAACAGCGCAAGGGCGGTGAATGACAGGGAAAATGGAAATTAAAGCTTTTTCTAAAAAACAGCTTACCGTGCTTTCGTGGTGGAACAGGGAATCTGTTTTTCGTGACAGGGACGCAATCATCTGTGACGGTGCTGTGCGCAGCGGAAAGACATTTTGTATGTCGCTGTCTTTTATTCTGTGGAGTTTTTACGATTTTGCTAATTCGGACTTTGCACTTTGCGGAAAGACAATCCGTTCTTTAAGGCGAAATATGATTACGCCCGTGATTCCGATTTTGAAATCACTCGGTTTTAAGTGTGAAGAAAAGCTGTCGCAGAATATTTTGACCGTGAGCATTAACGGAGTGATGAACAGGTTTTATCTTTTCGGAGGCAAGGACGAGTCATCCGCATCACTCATTCAGGGCATGACGCTTTCGGGTGTGCTTTTTGACGAGGTTGCGTTGATGCCGAGGTCATTCGTTGAACAGGCATTGGCGAGATGTTCCGTGTCGGGTTCAAGATTTTGGTTTAACTGCAATCCTGAATTTCCTGAGCATTGGTTCTACCGTGAGTGGATTAAAAAGTGCGGCGACAAAAATGCGTTATATCTGCACTTTACAATGCAGGACAACCCGTCTTTGAAGCCCGAGGTTATCAAGAGGTATGAAAGTCTGTATTCGGGTGTGTTTTACGAGAGGTTCGTAAAGGGCAGATGGGTAGCCGTTTTCGGTGCGGTTTATCCGTTTATGGACAATGAAAAGATGTACTGCGATATTCCGTCAGACATTGAAAGCTGGGCGGTATCGTGCGATTACGGTACTGTAAATCCCGCATCATTCGGTTTGTGGGGCAGAAAAAACGGTGTGTGGTACAGGGTTGACGAATACTACTTCAACTCACGCACTCAGGGCTTTCAAAAGACCGACGAGGAGCATTATGACGGACTTGAAAAGCTGATTGACGGGCGGAAAATCGAATGTGTGATTGTCGATCCGTCTGCCGCAAGCTTTATTGAGGTTATAAGACGGCACGGAAAATACACGGTTGTGTCGGCTGAAAACAATGTTATCAACGGCATAAGGCAGACTTCGCAGGCTTTGAAGGATAGAAAAATCAGAATCTGCAAAAATTGCAGAGCCACAAGAAGGGAATTTTCGCTTTACCGTTGGGACGGCTCGGGGCGCAGTGACGCACCTGTTAAGGAAAACGACCATGCAATGGACGACATAAGATATTTTGTCGCCACGAAAATTTACGGTTGTGACGGATTCTTTGCCGTTGCAACCAAAAGACAGGAGGAAACAGCTTGAGGCTTGGCAGAAAAAATAAAAAGACCGAGAGCATAAAGACGGTGCAGACCGTTTTGAGAGAAACGAGAAATAATTCGCCGATTTTCTCACGATTTGCCGTTCAGACGAGAACGGAAAGGCAGCTGTACACAACTTTGCGTGAGTCTGTGCCGATTATTGATGCGGCACTCTGCAAAATTATCAGACTTATCGGCGGATTCAAAATTGTGACTTCATCGGCTGAAAGTCAGAAGCTTGCCGACAGCTTTGTTAAAAATGTCCGCACAAACGGTGAAATGACGGGACTTGAAAGCTTTGTGCTTTGCTATCTTGATTCGCTTCTCACCTACGGACAGGCGGTCGGTGAGATTGTTCCCGATAGTGACGGAAACGGGATTTGTGCATTGTACAATGCAAGCCTTGACGATGTTGAAATCAGGGCGGATTCTTCACCGCTGAAGCTTGCGGTTTACACACTCGGCAACGGTATAGCCGAAGAACCTAAGCATCCGGAAAGGATTTTTGCAACCCTGCTTAATCCCAAGCCGGGTACGGTGTGCGGTACTTCCATACTCAGCGGTCTGCCGTTTGTAAGCTCAATACTTTTGAGGATTTTTGAGTCGGTAAAAACAAACTGGGAGAGGGTTGGCGATATCCGTTTTGCGGTTACCCTCAATCCCGATTCAAACGGTTCGGCTGTGAGCAGAGAAAATGCACAGGCGGTTGCCGATGAGTGGAAAAAGGCGATGAGAAGCGACAGCGTGTGTGATTTTGTGTCGGTCGGCGATGTCAGCGTTAAGGTTATCGGTGCTGAAAGCGATATGCCCGACTGCGACATTCCCGTAAGGCATATTCTTGAGCAGATTATCGCAAAACTTGGTATTCCGCCGTTTTTGCTCGGCATTTCGTGGTCGAGTACGGAGAGAATGAGCGAACAGCAGGCGGATATTCTCACAAGCGAGCTTGCCTACTACCGCACAGTGCTTGAACCCGTGATTACAAAAATTGTTTCGGCTCATCTTAAAATGTGCGGTTATAACGACAGCTTTAAGATTGAGTGGGACAAGATCAATCTTCAGGATGCGGTTGAGCTTTCTCAGGCAAGACTTAACAATGCAAATGCGATGAACATTGAAAGACAGATTGGAGCGGAGGTGCAGAATGAAGGATAACAAACTTATTAAAAGCGGCGTTTCGGGCGTTGTTGACGGTGAAAATCAGACTGTCGGTGATGATGAGCTCGAACTGATTAACCGCTTTACAAGGCGAAATCTTGCAAAAAATGAGGTGTATGCGTTTTCGGTTGTGCTGTGTGACAACGATGTTGACCGTGACGGAGAACGCTTTACAACGGAGTCGCTTTATGAGCTTGAAAAGCTTTTTGTCGGCAAGACGGGAATTATTGACCACAATCCGAGTGCCAAAAATCAGACGGCAAGAATTTTCAGCTGTAAGGTTGAGAAAATTGACGGTCAGAAAACGGCTTTGGGTGACGATTACTACAGGCTCAAGGCAAGGGCATATCTTCCCGTTTGTGAGAGCAACAGGGATATTATCCTTGCGATTGACAGCGGAATTATCAAGGAAGTAAGCGTTGGCTGTGCCGTTGACAGGGTTGTGTGCAATGTGTGCGGTGAGGACACCTCAATGTGTACTCACAAAAAGGGCGAGGTTTATGGCTCAAAGCTTTGTTGCGGTGAACTTGTGAACCCGTATGACGCATACGAATGGAGCTTTGTTGCCGTGCCGTCGCAAAAGAGGGCAGGCATTACGAAAAGTCACAAAATTTTTGGAAAGGAAAATGATATGGAGAAAATTCTTAAAGCCATTGAAAACAAAAAGGCTTTTGCACTTGATGAGAGCGACAGCAGAAAGCTGTGCGAATATATTGACGGGCTTAAAAAGTCGGCTAAGGACGGTGTGCTGTACCGTGAAAGCCTTACCCGTGATGTTGTGGGACTTTCCGCTTTTGTTCAGCCTGACATTTCGGGCGAAACAATGGAGAGTGTTGCAAAGAGCATGACAATTGAACAGCTCAGAGAATTTAAGTCAGCATTTGAAAAGAAAAAGAAAGCAGCTTTTGAGCCTGTTCCGCAGCTTTACTGCAAGCAGGACAAGAGAAATAACACCGTGGAAAACGGTCAGTTCAGTATTTAACGGAGGTATTATTTATGAATGTAAATTTTAACGGTTTCGGCGAAAATGCCGCAACATTTATTGCAGATGAAACACTTACAGAGGCAGGCGTGCCTGTTAAGATGAAGGACAACGGTACTGTTGCAAAATGTGGCGCAAACGAGAACTTTTGCGGTATGTGCGTAAGCGTGAGAGGCGGTTATGCGGTTGTTCAGCTTTCGGGATATGTAAAGGTTAAGAGCGACAAGAAAATCGCCGTAGGCTACAAAAAGCTTTCTGCAACGGCAGACGGCGGAGTGTCGGTTACAACAACCGGCAGAGAGTACCTTGTGCTTGACTCAACAGACACATCAGTCGGATTTATTCTTTGATAAGGGGAGGAAGATATTATGGCAAATTTTGAAAATATTACAATTGAAAAGGGTATGTATCAGACAAAGGGCGGAATTTCGGGTGCACTTGAAAAGCTTGATCCGTCAGAAAATTACAGAGGTACTGCACTTGAGGGACTTGACGCATTTTCCCGTCAGCTCAAACGCTTTGACATTAAGGTTAAGGGCAGAAACAGTGACTGCGTTGAAAAGTTTTTTCAGAGCTCAAACTCTGCGGCACTTTTCCCCGAATATGTGAGCAGAGCCGTCATGCAGGGCATGGAGAGAGCGGATATTCTCCCAAATCTTGTGGCAACCGTGACAGACATTGAGGGTATGGATTACCGCAGTATTGCATCTGTTCCGAGTGAGGATGACAAGAGTCTTAAACTCGTCGGCGAGGGTGCAAAGATTCCGCAGACTGAGGTTAAGACAAGAGAAAACCTTGTTAAGCTTCACAAGCGTGGCAGAATGCTTGTTGCATCATATGAGGCGCTTCGCTTTCAGCGTCTTGACCTCTTTACCGTAACACTCAATCAGATTGGCGCATATATTGCAAGAGCACAGCTTAAAGATGCGATTGATGTGCTTGTGAACGGTGACGGCAATGAAAATCCCGCCGGCACACTTGGTGTTGCAACAGGCGGCAAGGTTACATATGAGGACCTTTTAAAGCTCTGGACAGAGCTTGCCCCGTATGAACTCAACACAATTCTTGCGTCAACTCCCGAAATGCAGAAGATTCTTTCGCTTTCTCAGCTTCAGGATTCAAACGCAGGTCTTGATTTTCAGGCTACGGGCAGAATGATTACACCTCTCGGTGCAAGCCTTCTTCACACTCCCGAGCTTGAGGGCGGTAAGATTATCGGTCTTGACAAAAACTGTGCGCTTGAAATGGTTCAGGCAGGCGGCGTTGTTACAGATTACGACAAGCTTATTGACCGTCAGCTTGAAAGAGCCGCAGTTACCTGTACCGCCGGTTTTTCAAAAATCTTTACAGAGGCGTCAAAGGTGATGAGCTGTTAAGGAGGGATTGCCTTGAACATTGCAAACATTACAAAGCGTTTTGCCTTATACAGCGGTATTGACGGCACTGAAACTTACAAATGGAAAAGCATTATTGACGATGCCATGGTGTATGTTAATTCGATTGTTACGAAGGGAAATCTTTCGGAAGATGACGAATTAAGACTTGAAAACCTATGTGCCGTTTACGCTTTTAAGTTGTATTCCCTTTGCAATGATGACAGCATTTCTTCTTTTTCCGCAGGTGATTTGAAAATTTCATCATCTGCGGACGGCGAAAGCCGTGCCGAAAAGCTGTGGAGGGAATATGCCGACAAGTCGCAGGATCTTATCGGTAGAGAAAAATTTTTGCTTGGGGTGATATGATGAATATTTCACCGTCTATCGGGAAAATATTAAACAGATACGGCTGTGATGTTACCGTTAAAAACGGAGATGAAACGGTTAAGACAAAGGCTTTTATCTCACCTTTGAGATACAACTATAATCAAAACTCCGACAATGTACGGCATAGACTCGGAATGAGAAAAACAAAGCTGTTTTTATTTATTGCACCGCCCGATGTTTTGCTTAATTCGGGAAAAAGCGTAATAGAAAGTGAAAACGGTAAATATACTGTTAAAAGGTGCGAAAAATATTATGTGAAGGACAATCCGATTTATGTAAGGGCTGTTCTGTGTGCATACAGGGAAGAAACGAGGGATGATTTTGAATAGAATTGAGAAACAGGTTGACCGTATTATTGCAGGCTTAAAGGTAAATGAGGCTTTGAAAAATGTTAGGTTTATAAGAGAGTACGGCTCTGATGAAGCACCGTCACCCGTGAACGGAATGACTGCCGTTGTGTCGGTGAGAGATATGTCAACGGAGAAGAGCTATATCGGCGGATACCTTTCACCGTCTATCAAGGGCGAAAGCTACAGTGCAGGAGTTGAAATCAGAGTGTATGCTCCTGCAACCGAGAACGGAAGCGGTCTTTCGGAAGTGGTAAGTGAAATTCTTCTCGGACTTAAAACTGCCGACGCTGAAAAGACGATTACCCACAGCGAAGCGGCTTCAATTGAATTTGATCCCGATATGAACGCAATTTACAGAACGGTGAGTTTTAATATGGAATTCTGTCTTTGTGAGGAGGTTTAAATGGACGGCTTTGAATTTGAAAACTGCGGAAATGCTGTGTTGAAATGTGAGGGGAAAATTCTCGGCGGTGTTGAAAGGGCAGCCTGTACAAGAAAGAACTCCTTCACGGAAATCAAGGAATTTTTCAATGACAAGCCCGTTGAAAGGATTGTTTCAAATGAATGGGAACTCACATTTGAAATGAGGCTTACTGACGAAACTCCGTTTTTGGAGCGTGACAGCTTTAAGAGTCTTGAACTTGACCTTGCAAAGAAGAAAATCATTTACACGGATTGCAAAGTGCTTGAATTTTCAAGCGTTACTCAGGGCAGAGGAAGTATTCTTGCAACCGTGAAAATCAGTGCCGACGAGAGGAAAATTATATGAATGATAAAAATTCAGACGAACTTTACAGGCTTGCGGAGTCTGAAAACGGCGGTAAAGATACCGAAATGTTGGGTGAATTCCTTGAAAGGGAAAGCCGCCGTTACAGTCGCAGACTTGACGAAGAAGAGGAGGCGAAAAGCCGATGAAACAGGTGCCGATGAAATTCGGTGAATATGTGTGGCATCACAATCCGCAGAATATCAGCTTTGAATGTGACAAGAGCGTTGCAGAAATGAAAAGTCCGTTCGGCGAAGCTTCCGTTCAGGATATGGGGCGGAAGAATATGAAAATCAGCGGTTCGGGACAGCTGTACGGCGAGGATTGTGCAGAACAGTTTGAAAGGCTGTTTGAGGTGTTCAAAAACAGCGGAAAAGAAGTGCTCTCGGTTCCGAACCTGCCGAGCATTTATGCTGTGTTTGAAAAGCTTGAAATAAAGGGAGAGCCAAAGCCGAATGTGCTTGAATACAGCTTTGTGTTCCGTGAGGTTATGGAGAAAAAGCAGAAAACGGAAACTACATATTTTGACTGTGAAAGCGGACAAACCCTGTGGGATGTTTCGTACAAAACGGGGACAAAAATTGACGAACTTGTGCGGCTGAATCCCGATGTAAAGTTTCCCGATGATGACCTTGGAACAAAGAGGGTGAAGCTGTGCTGAGTTACTTTTTTACGGACAAAAACGGCAAGAAATTTGAAATCAAAAATGTTCTCACGGCGGAAATTTCGGCAGATGTTGATGTGCCAGCCGATGAACTCGTGCTGGTGATGCCGTATGATGAAAGGTTCAGAAATGCCGATATGTTTGAAGTCTATGACGATGAAGCACTTGTGTTTGTGGGACAGGCTGACGAGATTGTGAGCATTGTTCAGAACAGCGGTGCGATTGCAAAGCTGAGTGTAAGAAGTCTTGCCGGAAGGCTTCTCGACAATGAGGCAGAGCCTGTTACATATGTGAACCCAGCGGCAAAGTTCATTTTTGAAAGGCATTTAAAGCCGTTCGGAATTGCCGGCTATGACGGTGACGAACACGCATTTATGGGCAAAATTAAGATTGAAAAAGGTATGACCGAGTGGCAGGTGCTTGAAAAGTTTTGCAGCGGCAGATACGGCAAAAGTCCAAGAATTACGGGCGCAGGATTTGCCCTGATGTGCGGAACTTACGGCGGTGCAAAGCCGATTGTGTTCGGCAGAAACGGAGTAGGTTATACATCTCTGCGTGAGTACATAAAGCCGTGCAAGGTGATTTCAAAGGTCAAACTCCGCACCGAGGAATACGGCGGGTACAAGAGCGTTATCGGAAACAACAGCCTTGACGGCAGAATTAAGAGAGTGAGGTATGTAAACGCTATTCTCGACAACAATGCAGTTAAAACAGCTGACAGAATGATTGAAAACGGCAACAGGCAGAGCTTTGAGATTATGATTGAATGTCCGAAATGCTTGTGCGGAATTGTCGGCAGAAAAGCTGTTATTGACGACAGACTTGTCGGAAAAAGAGAGGGTTTGGTTGTGAAAAGCATTAAATATTCACTCGGGAAAAACGGTGAAAGCACTACGGTTGTGCTTGGAAAGGAGAACGGCGATGTGGCTGATGAATTACATAACTAAAAATTCAATTACCGCACCTAAAGCAGAAAAGGGCGGCGTGAAAAGTTCGGGAAACACCGTTTCGGTTGATTCTTCGGAAGAACACAGGGAGATAAAATGTTGCGTGCCGTACGGCTTTGCAAGCGTTGTTCCTGTGGGAGAATCGGCGGTTGTATTGCCACTTTCAAACGGTGAAGTGAGCCTTGGTGTGCTTGCGAAAAATGTTGAGCTTGATGAGGGCGAGGTTATGCTCTCGTCAAAGGGCGGAGCGAGTATCGTTCTGAAAAATGACGGCAGAGTTCTCATCAACGGTAAGGCGGTGTAGAATGAGGGACACAATGATTAAAAACGGTGATATTGTTATCGGCTCTTCAGGTAGTACGGTGTTGCTTGAGGGGCTTGACGCAAAATTTCAGCAGGCTGTGATTTGCATTTCTGCAAAACTCGGCGGATTTGTTTATGACCGAGAACTCGGCTCGACTGTTATTTTGCAGGGCGAAACACTTTCGGTAAAACAGCTTGAGCTGCTTGCCAATGAATCGCTTGCCGAAATTGAAAACACCTTTGCAAGTGTTAAAGAAACAGGTGATGTTATCGTAATTGATTTGACAATTGACGGAATTACAAGGGAGGTGCAGATAAATGGAAACTTATGATGAAATTTACGGCAGAATGAAGAATGCTTATGAGCGGGAAACAGGCGACAGCTTTAACGAGGTGAGCGACATTGCAATCAGGCTCAAGGTGCTTGCCGGCGAGATTTTTAAGCTGCAGACGAATCTTGAATGGTGGAAAAGACAGATGTTTGCAGTGAGCGCAAGCGGTGAATGCCTTGATAAACTCGCATCGCAGAGAGGTCTTGAACGCAAAAGGGCTATGAAATCAACAGGCGAGCTTACATTCAGCATCGCCCAGCCGTGCAGTCACGATATTATAATTCCGAAAGGCTGTGTTGTGGCTACCGCTGATACAGTTCCTGTTCGCTTTGTGACAACCGAGGATGAGGAAATAAGTGCAGGCAACACGCTTGTGAGTGTGTATGCCGATGCGGAACAGGCAGGCAGTAACGGCAACATTGCTCCCTACAGTGCAGTGATTCCTGTCAGCGTTCCTACCGAAATTGAAACCGTGACAAACCGCTCAACATTCAGCGGCGGTTGTGATGCCGAAACTGATGACGAGCTTCGCAAACGCATAAGAGATACATATGTCAACACCTCTAACGGTACAAATGCGGCATATTATGAACAGCTTGCACTCTCGGTTGACGGTGTGGCTAAGGCTTGTGCCGTTGGCAAGGTGAGGGGCGTCGGCACTGTTAATGTATATATTACAGGTTCAGATGCCACCGTCAGCACTGATGTTGTTGCAAAAGTTCAGAAAATCGTTGAAAAGCAGAGAGAGTTGAATGTTGATGTTATCGTTGCCAACGCTCAGCGTACAGCGTGCAATATGAGCGTGACGGTTTATGCCGAGGACGGCTATTCTTCGTCAGAGGTAAAATCTTTGCTTGAAAACGCTTTTGCGGATTATGTGAATTCCATTCCGATTGGCGGAACTTTTCATCTTACGGAACTCGGTGCAAAGCTCATTGCAACGGGGTGCATAAATAACTACACTTGGAATACCGATATGCAGGATGTGACTGCGGCAAAATCGCAGTGCTTTACCGTTGGCAAAATTACGATTGGGGTGAAATGATGAACAGCTTTGGTTCAATGAAAACAAAATTAGAAAGTACGGGGCTTTATAAGATTACGGACAGTTCAAATATTAAGGCAGAACTTTCAGCGTATGCAGATGGACTTAATGCGGTGTTTGATACGCTTGAAATGATGGAAAAAGAGCTGTTTATCGACACGGCGGAGGATTTTGGAATTACCGAAAGAGAAAGATTTGTCGGCAAGGTGCGTGACGAATATTCTCTTGAGAAACGCAGAAATATGCTCAAAATCTCGGAGCAGAAAGTTGGCGGAAAATGCACTCCCGACGATTTCAAACAGATTGTCAGAGGTTACGGTGTGGAAAATTTCACCTTTCAGGAAGCACCGTCAAGAAATCGTCTTGCGATAAATATTTCTGACAGTAAAACCGATGCAGAGAAAAAATATATTGAAAAATGCGTAAACGCAGATTTTCCGTTACATCTTAATGTGATAATTTCTTATGTAAATGCATAAAATCCTGATTGAAATTTTAATCAAGCTATGTTGATAAATTTTGCAGCCTTGCAAAACCATTCAAATAATTAAATAACCATGACCAAAAATAAAAATGACAAGTTGAAAAATCTCAGCTTGTCATTTTTCTGTTTGTGTATTTTATTTTTCAGTATAAACTTTTTGTTGACTTTATTTGTGTGTGGATGTACAATGTATAACAAATGATATATAACTAATGTTATTAAACGGAGTGATAATATGCCGCCAAAGCCAAAGTTCGGCAAAGCTGAAATTATAAATGCAGGATTGACGATTGCTAAAAATGAGGGGTTGGATCAAGTGACTGCAAGGTCAATAGCCAAAACGCTCGGAAGTTCGGTTTGCCCTGTGTTTTCGTATTTTGATAATATGGAACATCTCAAAAACGAAATAGTTGTTGCCGCAAAAGCAGAATATAAAAAATATGTCAAAAAAGGTCTTTGCGAAGATGTTGCTTTTAAAGGGGTCGGCAAACAGTACATACTTTTTGCTGTGCAAGAGCCGAAACTTTTCAGGCTTTTGTTTATGAGTGAAAAGGAAAGTGTTCCGAATTTGTCGAGTATTCTTCCTGAAATAGATGAAAGTTATGAGCAAATACTGAACTCAATAGTTGACGGCTACGGATTTTCAACTGAAAAAGCGGAATGGCTCTACAAACATCTGTGGATTTATACGCACGGAATTGCCACGCTTTGTGCCACTAAGATGTGTCGGTTTACAGATGATGAAATAAGCAAAATGATGACTGAGGTGTGCAAATCTCTGATTGTTACCATTATGAGAGGTGATATCTGA